CTACAGGCGGATCACCACTGAGAGATCACGTCCGGGATTCAAGCCAGCCGGTGCGGGGGCTACGCTCTCGAGCGTAACGTCGATTGTAATGCTCGACCCATCTGTCAAGGGCGACATCTGCGTGCCATCCACAATGTTAGAGGTCGTCTGCCCGGATGCGATTATCATCTGTGCATAGCTCACTCCGTTCTGGTACACATTTACGGTCACCTTGTAGCCTTGTGGAGCTTCATTCACAATGGCTCGGATATCACGGACCGCGTGAGCTGCTTCAACAAGGAATGGCGGGGCCGCATTGGTCTGGTTCATCAAATAACCGCTCACCTGAAACGCGAACTGTCCTCCGGAAAGCGTTCGCAAGCCTTGGCCGCCGCTGAGGGTATAGCAGTTAGTGGTGCTCTGACTGTTCCCGAATGAGTTAGTCACATAGAATTGCGTTGCGTAAACCCGGACGTCAGGAAGGCTGAAGGTATGTTCAAAATTCGAGGCTGCGCGACCTTGGAAGAAGTTGGCAGCGAAGGGGACGACGATTGCCGTTGTTGAAAGGTGAAACACCGGGTCTCCGGTATTGTGTGGGGCGATGGTAGAACCAAGCGAGCCGCGTGTGACTGAGTAAGTGTTTGTCGCAGCATTATTCGATACAACCGTGAACAGTTCCTGCCCAATCGCAACAGTTTGGCCAACGATTGCGGTTCCGGGCCCGTTCAGGACCATAGTTGTCGAACTTGTGTCTAGTGCCGACGCAAGTGCAAAAGCGCTCGGATTGTCCAACTCGCTCCAGCAGAACAATTCGAGAGTGCCGTCTGCGATCGAGGCGGTGTTCCTTAAATCGGCGAAGGCGACGTTGAACAACATCAGATTCCCAGCACCGAGCGCATTCAAGTTGTAAGTCGGGGGCGCGGCTACCCCGGCATCTAGCGACCCATTTCCCAAAGCACAGCTAGTGATTGGCGCAAGCAAGGGATCGCTTTCCAAACCACTCACATTGGCGGCGCGGCCCGTAATTTGAACAACCGTTCCTGCCTGGTAAGGGATTTCAAATTGTATAGGGGTGGTCTTCGATACTGCCGCAAATGCCCAGGAAGCTTGGCAGACTACAAAGACGCTTGTTCCGTCGGGCACAGTGGACCAGGAGGAGCTTAAGGTTAAGGTCGTAGCGTCATTCGAACTGATCACGCGTTCCTGCCCGCGACCCGTCCCTTCAGTTATGAGAACCGCCATCCCTGCATACGCCCTGGGCGTTGCGCCCATGTTCTCGTTGGCTATGGTAGTCGCGGAATAAGCCGTCGCAGAAAGTGGCCCGGCATATTGATATCTGTAATAGAAGTTTGCGTGATCGAAACTGCTGTCAGGTGGGCCAATAGGCTGCGCCGCATAACCCGTATCAGTAAATATAGACGCGGGCGGAACAGCAGACGCGATTCGGTACATAGTCTGAGGCGAAGATCCTCGGTAAACGTTGAACCCGGTGACACCCGGCGGCAAGCTAATGCCAGTGATCGCGACTGTGTTCGTGTTCGTCTGAGATGTAATCTGCGCGGCAACGGTAAAGGATATCGGTCCTTCGTCTCCTGCCGCATTTACAGCGCTAATCGCGTAGTAATAATTCGTTCCATTCGGCAAAGTACCACCTGTCACTGAATACTGCGGAGCAAGGCTCAAGAGTGGAACGCTAACAGCGGAAGTGTCGGGCTTGGACGGCTCGGCAAAACTTACTGTCAGAATGTCTGTAGCAGCACCGCTGCTGTAGGATTGAACCTCTTCAGCGACGCCGAAATCGAAGTATTCCAAATTGCCGTTCGCGTCCTTGTGCGACACCGTACCGATCAATGGACGAGGAGTTCCAACCTGCATTCCCGGTTGCCTTCCTGCGCCGCCCAAAGTGGCGGGATTGTCACTGTACCAGGCATCGTCATGTATCTGCGCCAGCACAGTTACAAGCTGATAATTCATGGAAGGTGACAGCTTCACGACTCTGAAAGGCGCCCTATTAAATCCCGCCTTTTGGTAGGTGAGAGCGATGATGTCACCCGGACGAACTTTCAAGGCTCGGAAGCTGGTCTCGAACTGAACGTACAAATTTCCCTTGGTAGACTTGTCCAACTGCCGAAGCAATACCCGCGTCGCCTGGCTGAAGTTCGCAATGCCTAACGCGGTCGACTGGCTCGCGATTTCATACCCGATGAGAGCCGAGTCATCGGCGTCAACAAGAGAGAGGCTGTCCTGCTGATACTCATTCGATTCGTCCTGGAACTCGACGCTGAGGCGGTTTGAGGTTTCGGCGATGCTGCGGGAAGTGAGCCGCACGCTAGATGATCCATCCGCATTTCGAACTATGCCCGAAAACGGCCCTGACGCATCACTGAATTCGTACGCTGGCCAACCGCCTGCCAACGACTCCGTGCTGTTGCTGCCGTCCGGCAGCGTCGGTTGTTGTCCGGCTAAACCAGCTTCGGGCAATAACTCGAGCAGCCCCGTCTGCCCGTAACGCAGCATCAGGCTGGAAGCGACTCGGATCCCTCGAATCACGACCGCTGCGCTCTGTCTCTTCGTTAGGAGCAGATTACATTCGTATCTCGGCACCTGAATCACGTTTCCATTGAGATCCACGGTGCTGATCAATTCCCCGCAAAAGGCGGCGGAGGCGGCGAAAGTGAGCAAATTCAGATCCGTCGTCGACCATCCACATCGCCTAAGAATGTCAAGGATGACCCACGCGGGATTGTTCGTAAACATCGTCTGTGCGAATGACCCATCCAGGTTGTACGTATCCAGACCGAGGCCGTTCAGTAGCACTTCGACGTTCGGATTGGATCTGCCACTCGCGATCCGGTTGGGTACAACAATCGACAGCACTGACATGCTGCCGTATGGGTCGCCCAAGGGGTTACCGTTGGAATCTGTGAAATTTAGGTCGAAGTTACCGTTCCGCGTACCGCTGGAGACCAGCGAGTACCAGCCTGTGGCATTCATGTCTGTGCCCTGCACTGCTTGCGGTATTTCGACGTCGTTTACCACGCCCTTCCGAAGCCCCTGCACAGCACCAAGGCTGAGTAGAACCTCCATATGGGTGAGGTTGCCGTCGTTCCTCCCCAGTACGATCGGAGCTTTCAGCCAACCAGTCCCATACACGACGGGCACAGCGTCGTTGTAAGTGGCAGCGGAATTGAGGATAGGCGAGAGGTGTGTCGTCTTATCGCCTGAAGTACGGACTAACATCGCGGACGGAACAAACTCGAACCCGCCGAAGCGTCGGTTCGCGTTTCCCTGGTTGTCCGTGTCGAACATGCCCCGCTCGGTACATTGCGCACGCGACTTATCGCATGACGTGAACGCCTGGCCCGCGTTGAGATTTCCAACCCCGCCGGGAATGTCCGCGGAGTACCCGCAGCGATAGAGCCGCGAATAGCGTCCCAAAGCTCCTCCATCCAAAGCTTCGAGGCGCTGATCGGGCGAACTCGGGAACATCCACGGGCAGGCGCGCTGTACCCGAACTTCCGGCACAGGAATGCGCTGCAAGCTGAGCTTATTTGTGAAGCTCAGAACCAGGCTTTCCTCCGTGATTTCGTTGGGATCTCCAGCAATTCCGCGAAAGAGGACCGTGCTTTCGGTCGTGATCGTCTGGCTGGGAAGGTCGGCGAACGCGAAGTAAACCGTGAGCTGCGAGCCCTTGAATCCGATTGCAGAATTGATTTGCGTCAGCTCGGAATCCGCGTTGGCCAATGTTAGCGACAGCTGTGAGATTCCGTCCATCGCGTCATCAGCCGATAGCTGCAAATCGAATAAATTGTGTTTCAAGACTCGAGCTGCATAGGCGTTCCCGTTGAACTCGATCGCGTGACTACTCCAGTACTCCGGGTCTCCTGACGGAAGGATGCATTCGAAGAAGAGCAGCGGTGTATCCGCCTGGCGAAGCTGCTTGACTGTGTTGATAGTAGACATTGCGTTCTAGAGCACGGTTTCGATGTTTACGATTGTGGAGAATAGATTCGGCCCCGTCGGAGCTACGGCGAGGTCCGTATCCAGCCAATGCGCGTCTGCATACACGCCGCCGCTCTCGCCAGTAAGGCGTAAACTAGAAGGCGCCCACTGAGCCTCCAGTTGCGGTCCGAAGACTGTGATCTGTTGCCCTGGCTGCAGGCTGATTCCGGCGGTCAATGTAGTGCCGCTGTCATTCAGGTTGCCTTGTGAGATCGCACGGCTCCACGTCGGCCCCGTTGACACTGCGGACATGACCTCATCAGCGGCCCCTTGCCGAAGTAAACCAATCGTGCCTACTTCTGCACTGAGTACATAGATCGAGAAGCAATACATGTAGCCCGCGGGAACCGCGATAGTTTGCGTCAGTTCCTGCTCAAGCTGGGAGTTGTTGGTTACCACGAATGCTCCCGTACCTCCGAAGGGATCTGCCGCGCCTCCACTTATCGTCATTGAGGCTTCGTTCTGCCACACAGCGGCCGTGAGATCGCCTGATGAGGAGAACATGTTATCCGTCGGGTCGATGAACGTGAAGCCCCGAAGCGGACCGTTGCACGCCTGGAACAATGCTTGGAGCTGGTTCATCTCAACGATGGACAATCCCGAGTAGCTGAGGCTCCACATGAGTCGCCCGGCAGCGGGATCCGGATCCAAAATAAGGCTTCCGTCGGCAAGTACGTTCGTAACGGTTCGCTCGGTGCGCTTCTTATGTATTGGAAACTGGGCCAGCGCGCCACTCGTGAGCTGAGGGAAGTAAAGATCAGCCATTTGTTTCTATAACCCACAGGGAGGTTGCGCCCGCATTAGTTCCCAAGTAGATGGTGTCCAGGCTCGCATTTGCCAATCTGCAATTCGGGACTTGAACGCCGCTGATCGGGTCGGGGAATGTAAAAGGGGAATAGCTGCCCTGTTGCTGTGCAAAGAACGCCTCAATCGCGGCGATCTCGGAATCGTTTAAGAGCGAGAGTTTGATCTCCCAGCGTCGAAACGATCGCCCCTGTAACAGACAGCGCTGGTCTGCACCGTCGAGGAAACGGATGACTGCTACTGCTTGACCCGAAGCCGATGGCAACGGGTATTGTGCAACGGCCCCTGATTGAAGAATGGGAAAAACACTCATTTCAGATCTCCGAGATGACGTCGTTTAGGGAACTACTGTTGAGCAGCGCTTCCTTGACCGCTTGAACGATCTGTTGTGATGAGGCATTCGGATTGGGTGCTTTGGCAATCTGCGAGGTCGTGCTCGCCTGTACGCCACTTGAATACGCCTGCGCCGTTCCGTTTGTGATGGTGATGTTCTCTTCTTGTGTATTCGGAAGCTGAAACTTGACTAGGGGAGGTAGCTGTGTCTTGCCGCCTCCGAATAAGCCGAGAATGCCGGATATCACCCCACCCAGACCGGTGATGCTGCTAAGTCCACCGCCAAAGGCGCCCGCCAATCCACCACTTTGAAATCCTGAAACGAGTCCACCCCAGTTCGTGCCTGATTTGGCATTGCTCGTACCCGAACTCGACGGCGCGCCGAAAGTGACGCCCTTCGGTATCAGGTCTGCCGCCGAACTACTTGTTCTTAAGTCCTGTTGTCGCGGCGCGGCCAGCTTAGTAGTGCCTGAGGCGCGCGTTTGAACGATGTCGAGCAAAGCGTTCGCACCCGTTCCAGGTCGCAGCGCTACCCCGGATAGTTGCTTGATGTTGTTCCTCTGCTTAGGCACGTCTTTCCTCTCTTTCCCACTCGTTTTTCAACACGGTCATCGCATCTGCCGTCTTGGCGTCCATGTTCCGGGGGTCCCCGCCGATACGCCGCCACGCTTCGAACTCTTCGAGATAGCTCAAACTGCGCGCTGTTATGACAGACTTGGGACATCTATCGGATGTGATTCGGCCTCTGATCCAAACTGGCCGAGCGGGCCCTTCGAGATCAAGCCCAAGCCAGGCACACCGGCGAGTTCGCGCCAGGCCGCTCTTACGGCATCGATCGCATTCCCAAGCGGCCGGCGTTGAGAACTGAAAATGGAATGCGATTAGAAGTTTTTTTCTTCTTCTTTGGAGAGCTCGACCTCGTGCCGGATTGCCGCAATCATTTCTGATGCGAGATTGTCCGGCCCCTTCTCGGCGATACTGACCGCCGTCGCCTCGAGATTGTCAATCAACAGCCCTTCAACGGCCGCGATGCCCCACTCCAGATACAGTTTGTCCGCTAGCAATTCGGACATGGTTGCCTCTATCTGTTCCAGCTTGTCGCCCGCTTTGAGAAATTCATGTTTTCCCATAAGCTCGCGAATACGTCTGTTCAGCTCAATGCGCTGTCCTAAGGAAACCCTGCGCACTCCATAGCGCACTCCCGGCAACGCTCGGCTTTCATGCCAGGTGACACTGTCGTAGTGGATGCTAGGCGAATGCGATGAAGAGTTCATTGTCGGCTGTTCCTTGTGCCAGATTGTTTGTAAACTGCCACTGCAAGCGAGTTTCAGAATCGTCGTAATTAGGGATTTCAGGTGTTACTTGGGGCATAAATACCGCCATCAGCTCGCCTTGTTGCTGCCCGAGCTGGAACATCGCACTCATGGTGGCTCTGGCGCGGGCCGCCCCGTATAACCCAGCTGTGTTGACGTCGTCCTGTGCAAACAGCGCGAAGTTACAAATCACTTCTCGTTCTCCTGGCACGAGAGCGCGCGGGTGCGATGTGCCGAACTCCTGGTTTCGCAATGCTAAGTTATTTTTCACGCTGATGGCCGCTTCGGTAAGTGTCATAAATTGGCTTGGGTATGTTCCAAGCCAGACTTGTCCCAAATGCCCCGGCACGATCGAGTAATCGAAGGCATCCGAGGACGGCTCAACAGGATATGTTTGCAGTCCTCCCTGCCCCGCTATGAAGCTTGTAGAATCCAACAGGTCGGCTGCCGGACCACGAAAATTCATCTCGTGGAAGTCGCCGTTCACGACAATTCCGAAGGTGTCTACTCCAGCTCCGGTGATGATTCGGCTCGTGGCCGTGATGGGGTCCCAGTAGTCATACAGCGTCAGGCTTGGCAACTGTGAGCCCAGACTGTACGTGATGCATGGGGCAAGAGTTGCGCCCACCGAAGGCGCATTCGTGAAAGGCGCATTCAGCGCGAATGTTTGAGGGTCTGCGATGCTGGCCACGAATCGGATCTCGCTCGCGAACGACACAGCGCAGCCTGCAGTTAGACCGTGCGGCGAAGCAGTGTGGATATTTGTCCCGCCCTGAATGCCAGCCACCGACAGGCCTGAACACGTAGAAGCAGCACCCCCAGTGGCCGCTCGGATCAAAGCGCCGCAACTCGGCTCGGCGGATCCGATCCAGGAAGTAAGATAGGTCTTCGTCTCAAATGCCGTGTTCCGTCGCGCCGTTGACGGCGTTCCCAGGAAAGTTCGGGTGCCGGTTTTATCCTGACGCCGGAGTTGCTCTAAAGATTGTGCCGCCTGCAGCTTTACTGCGGGGTACCGGTTTGTAGCAGAGGCTGCGGCGGCTTGCCCATACGCCTGCTCTAGTACCGCGTAAAACCGGTTCGCATTTGATGAGATATAGTTCGCCATCGCTGCCCTATTTCAGGCTTGCGTCCAGAGTGCAAGCTACGGCTGCACCCTGAACAAACCCGTACCCCCCTGTCTTCGGCGACTGTAACTTCACGTCGTATTTGCCGCCAAAGAAAATGCCATCGCCCCAGTCGCCGATGTTTTGTCTCAACACACTCGTTACCGCTTCCACGTAGTAATGGATCCAAAGGTCCGTTTGCGTCGCCATGTCTGCACTTGCCCAGATGTCCGCTTCAACATCAACGGCACCGGAGAAAGAACGAAACTTCTCAACCTGAGTGTTTTTTACTGTGCCGCTGTGGATACAAATCCTCGGATAGGTGAATTGAATGTTCCTGTCCGCAATGTCAGGAGTCGCGGAACTGAGCAGGACTTGCTCGTTCGATATCGAGGGGATCTCGCTGCTATCCGAGGCCAGGGTGGCAATCGCAGCGGCCAAAGCACTCCCGCCGGTTAGAATGCCTGAGAACTTCTGTGCTGCAAGAAGAGTCAAGGGGATCATTTCAGCCTCTGAGGATTCTCCGCGACAGCATCACGTAGTTCTGGGGAATCTGTCCGTCGATGGGTTGAGGGCCTTCGGTCAAGCCGGTCGGCGGGAGCTCCCACGTGGATCCAACCGGCAGCGGCGTGAGATTCTGCCGGGTCAGGTCAATGGCCGAGGAACTTACATAGATGTTCCAGCCAATTGCTGTAGGCGGCGCGTTCACCGCCCCCTCGGTCATACTCACGGCTACGCTTGAGCTATCTGGGAGGATCATTCCGTTTGTCGGGCTAAGAGCACTCTCACTTCCAGCACTATCAACCCAGGCAGTCTGGATGTAAAGCGCCTGGGCCGGCGAGACACCCTGCTCTACCGAGACCAATGGCAGCGCGGGCCGTGGCAGCGGGTTAGCCACCACGCCTATTCCCGACATGAACGCCATCTGCTCCGCATCTTGCGCTTGCGTCTGATACTCCGTCCACTTTCCCTGAAACCTGGTATTCAGTTGCGTGTTGTACGCTTCAGCGAAGAATCGAGATAAAGCTTCGAAGCACAACCAGCGTTGCACGGGGGGCGTAACTACGACGTTCGCTAAGCCGATAACCCGTCTGATCAGAAACTGCGGATCCGAAGCTCCTGTATTCAAAAGCCACAGCATGATCTTGTCCCCGACCGCGCTTGTCGCCAGGTTGATCTTTGTATCTACGTCGATGCCGTGACTTGATGCTGTCTGCACTAAAGAAATTTCAAACTGCAGTAAGTCATCAAGCGCCACAGCGCCCGAGTCGGTAAACAGCGCCATTTTGGGTCCCTTTCGTAGTTACTTCTTACGGATATTTGCTGCGGCAGGCTCCGAATCGGTAACAATCACCTGCACGCGCCGGGCTAGTTCAGCTCTTTCCGCAGCCACCCTGGCTTCCAACTGTTTCGTTTGAAATGCTTCCCGCTCCGCCTCGCTCGCCAGAACCGCTCGACCTTCTGCGATCGCCTTGGCCGCGAGCGCTCGCGGAACTTCGCTCATGATCCCGGCCTTCCCGCCGTCAGGAGTTTCCAGGCTTACGATGATGTGATACGCCTCAAGCAACTCGCTTTCGATCTCGCGCACGCGACGAAAATACTTTCTTAGATCCACGATTTCCTCTCCTAAATAAGAAGGAGCTCTTGCGAGCTCCTGTGTTTTGAGTCGTGCTGTTCTTAGCTGTTCACTTGCACAGCAAAGTTGTTGCGCAGAACGCCACAGCCGTAGAGCACATCGACCGTGAATTGCTGGGCCAGCGTGTTCGGCTGGTAGCTCATCACAATCCGCAGCCCGAAATTGCCCATTTCGGCATATTCGGCCACCGCACCCGTACCCGGGAGCGGAGTGGGAAGCCTGCGGATGACGAGGCCCATCGCGTCGCGTGTGAACGCGAGGTTGTGGGTGTTGGGCGTCGCGGCTCCAGTAGTAGGCACGAATTGTGAGCGGAAAATGAAGAAGTCCTTCATCTTGCCCACATTCCCTTCCACTAGTGCTTTAAGGCCCGCTTCACCCGCCGAGTAATACTCGCTGAACCGCGGAATCTGGCGAATCTGCGAATAGGTGTTGGAATCTACCACCAGATACTTCGCAGCCGTGGGAGGCACCTTAGCAGTGAAAAGCGCGGTCTCAGCCGAGTCAATCGTCGCTTCGGTGATCGCGGTAGAAGCCGTCCCAACCGGGGTGTTCGCCGTAAACTGGCTGTACAGTCCCAGCAGGTCCTGCTCAATGCGCTCTGCGATCGCAACAACCGCAGGCTGCATGTAAGCCTTTAGCAATTCCGGAAACGCCAGCGCCTTGGTAACGTCGGGGATCTGGAACGAAGCTTCTGCGTGCGTGTTCAGCACGATCTGGGCATTGCCCAGACTCGGATTCTGCGGCTGAACCGTACCGCCTTCTGCGATGTTATTCGCCACTAGAACCGGTGGGATCGGCACGTTGACCGTATCGCCGGCATGAGCCAGTACAGGCTCATAGTCGCGGTTTACCAGATTACCCATGATTAAGTTCCCCATGAGTGCCGGTAAAGCATCCGCGGCAACCAATTTAACGATTGCATTCGCCAAATTGGCAGATGTAATGGTTGACATGAATCTCCTTGAGTTAGGTGTTAAAACAAAAAAGCGGGACCGTTCGCCGGCTTCGTGCCGGAGAATCCCGCTTGGTTGGTACTGCGCAGATTAGCTTTCGAGTTACATCCCGCGCAGGGCCTGAGATGCCATCCTGGCAATCTCTTTGCGAACTCGCTCGAGATCGTCCTTGCTCATCCCCGGCTTGATCTTTTCGAGGTCGATGTTTGCGAACCCTTCTGCCCCGCCTCGTGTACCGGCATGAACGCCGCTTCCCCCAGTGATCCGGGCGGGCAGCAGCTCTGGATTCTCTTCGACGAAGCTCGCGAGGTACTCACGCAGCGACTTGCCGTCGGCGCCCTTCGGCTCCAGTCGTCCGTTCTCGCCGCGGACGATGTCGTCTTTGATGGCTCGGAACGCCAAGTCTACCTTTGCAACTCCCAAGCGTTGCAGTTCGCTACGGATCTGCGCGCTACGGTCTGCTTCTTCAGCGACCGCCTTCGCCTTGCGGTTCTCCTCGAGAAGTTGGTTGAGCTTCGTTTCCAGAGATTCGCGTCGCTTCCGTTCCTCTTGCAGTTCTGTCCGGTAAGCCGGTTCTGCCTTGGTCTGCTCTTCCCGTACGAACTCTTGGATCGCCTGCTTCACGATGTCTCGGATATTCGGATCGGGAACGCTGACATTGTCTTGTTCTAAGTGATCTGACATTTCGCCTCTCAATGTGCTATCTGTTCTCTGATCTCGCGCGCAATCTGATCCTTAAGCTCCTGGCGCGCGTCATTCAGGTATTTGAATGCAAGCCTCTCAAAAACCTCGCGCTGCAAGGTCGATGATTCGATGCCCATCTCGAGTAGTGCCTTGGCTTGACTCAAATCGGTCGTAAAGTCCGTAATATCTACTTCGTCCAGTCCCGAAACGGCAAACGTGATCCCATCCTGCCGCGCTTCGCAGATGGCCGTCACCACTCTTGTAATGCAATCTTTCAGCGCCCCGCCATAAGCGCGCAGAACCTCGGTTGTAATCGTGAAATCAAGCTGCTTGCTAAGTGCGGATTGAGCTTTGCCGCCCGATATCTCGCCCGAGGCTTGAGATAGATAGCAGACTCGATAGATCTCTTCTTTCAGGTTCTGGAGATTATCGGATGCTATCTGATAAACTTTCCCGTCTGGCTCCGCCCAACCGAACCTGTCCGCTGTACCGAGTTGGATGAAGTAACTCTCTCCGACAATCTGGTTCCATTCGCGATCCGAGTAGATAACTGGCATTGCGAACAATCCCATGGTGATGGCCCAAGCCAAAGCATTTGATTTGTTGAAGTGCTCCAGTTGTAAGCAGGCCGCCTTGTTCATCAGCCACAGGCCTTGACCAAAATCCAGCGTTATCACCGGAACGCGATTCAGGCCAGCAAGCCCGTGCGTTCCCTGCGCGACCAGCTCGATCTGTCCATTGTTTTCGTGTTCCACGCGGCGGTAAGTACGGTAGCTTTGCCGGTCGTAGTAGTGCCAGATTGTTTCCTCAATCTGACCTGGGGTTTCGATCGACGGCTGTCGCAGGTTCTTGTGCCTGAAAACTACCCAATCGAACCCGCCTTGACTGTCGCTGCTCCAATTGATCAGCTCTTCACTCTCAAATCGCGTCAGAAACGCTCGTGACCGGCCGATCAGGTCTTCCTCCGCACGGTTCTTCGGCGTGTCGTCAACACGCGGGAAATCAATCAGGATGTACGAAGCTCCCGCGACTAAAGCGTCCACGAAGGAATCGCGGAAGAATCTCGCCAGCGTTGTCCCCTTCAGATCGCAATCATCCACGAAATTCGTCATGAACTTGCGCCCGGTTTCCAGCCCGCCGTCCATTTGCAGCGAAGGCTGTCTTCGGAATACGGTAGCTGCGTACCAATCGATGATCGAGCCGATGTAGTTCTCGTAGAACACTCTCGCCAGTCGCTCCGAGTAAACATCCAGCGGCTCTCGTTGCCGCCTGACGAGGTAATCGGCAGCTCGAAAATTGAACTCCTGGCCTCCGGTATACAAGTCCCTGTATTTCCGCCACATGTGCCGTTGGCGTTTGAAGTCCGGATGTTCCCGATCGATCTCAATCAT